TGGACAGACTACAGGTGGAAATCTTGTAATTGGAGCCGCTAACCCTTCGGTAGAGTTTAGTAAAAGATTATATGGATTATCGTTCATAGGAAAAGGATTAACATCTACAAATGCTAGTGATTTAAACACAACAGTACAAGCATTTGCTACAACGCTAGGCAGGAATGTATAATTAATCAATACATCTTAACACATAATTGTTAAATAATAAAATAAACAAATAATATGAAATTAGAAACTCAAAATTCGTATATCACTAACCCACAATTCGTAGGTGGTGCAGCCGTAATTGGAACAGGCTCTATTAGAGGTTGTACTCCTGATAATCCTCAATTTGGATTCGTAGCAGGTGGATTGTATGTTGGTACTCAAGGTACATTGGTTGCTAAAACTTATGATTCATCGGTATTAACCTTTGTATCAGCATCAGGATTTATACCTGGTATCTTTACAGCAGTATCTTCATCTTCAACAGCGCTTGGAGTAATTGCATTGAAATAATAAAATATGTTAAATCTAAACTACAACCTTAATTCTTCGAATATTGAAAGGTCTAGATTTACTGAACAAGAGAATGAAGCATTTAGAAAATTCCAAATTCAGTATGTAATAGTACCTGGAGGTGGTGGAAGTGCAGCAGGTAATAATTCATTTAATTCAGGTTCAGACCTTCCTAAAGTTGGTATAGCTGGTAATGGTGGTATTATTACTTCAGGTTCTTTTTGCGTTGAACCATTTGGAACATATCCTATCGTAGTTGGTAGTGGAGGTGCTGGTGGTTTAGCAACATCTCAATCTTTAGCTTGGACAGGAAGTAATGGACAATCATCATCTTTTTATAGTATATCTTCAACACCTGGAGAAGGTGGTAAATCGCAAGTTTACATCACATCTTCTACATTTGCTGGAAATGGAGCTTCAACGTCAGCATCAATTCAAAATGGTGGTACGGGTTCTCAATGGACTTATAACTTACCAGGTTGTTTACCTCCAAATCCGGGTTGTCATGGTGGTGAATTAAATTCATCTTCATACTATTCAGGTGGTGGAGCTGGTATAGCTGTATCACAATCATTTACTTCTCCTCAACCAATAGGATTTATGTATCTTATAATTGGTGGTGGTGGAAGTGGAAACTCAAAGCCAGCTATTGTAGGTAATACATTTGTAGGTGGAGGAGGTGGAGGAGCAGTATTATCTGGTTCGTATGTAATTCAACAAGACGCAAATTGGACAAGCTATATAGTTGGTGATAAACTTATCTATCCTATTAAAGTAGGAGTAGGTGGAGCAGCAGCTGCAAGTACTCCTGGTAATAATGGAGTAAGTTCATCAGCATTCGCATTTAGTGCACAAGGTGGTAAAGCTGCAGCAGATGTAAGTGGTGGTAATTCTGGTACTGGTTCAGCAAATTCTAATTTCACAACTGGTTTTACTGGTGGTGCAAATAATGGAGGTGGTGGAGCAGGAGCTAGAGCAAATGGTACTAGTGGTATTGATTTAGGTCTTGGAGCATGGGATGGCGGTGATGGTGGTAATGGTGCACTTTGGAGTGGCTCTTATTATGGAGGTGGAGCACCCGGACAAGTAAATGTTGGAGGTGGTGTATCATATGCTGGTAGTGCTGGATTAGGCGCTGGTAATTCTGGTGGTGGCGGAGGTGGTGCTTTTAATGCACCTGCAGAAGCTGGACAAAGTGGAAGTGTAATAATAAAATATAATAGTACAGGATTAGGAAACTATCCTCAAAAAATAACTGGTGGACAAATAACTTATGATGGACCGTATGTAATTCATACATTCACATCATCAGGACAATTAGAAATATTAGCAGCAATACCTACATTAGATGTAGATTATATTGTTGTAGGTGGTGGTGGAGGTGGTATGAATCAGGAATATCCTGCAGTCGGTGCAGCATGGGGTGGTGGAGGTGGAGCAGCAATAACTGGTTCATTCCTTTGCGAACCAATAGTTAGAACATATCCTATAATAATAGGAGCTGGTGGAATTGGTAGATATGGAGCCAACATTATGGAAGCATATGATGGAACAGGTTCAGCAGCATTTGGTGTTTTAGCTGGAGGAGGACAAAGAGCTAATAGTTACAATACAAGTGGAAACTCTGGTACTGGTAGTTGGGGATTAACAACTCCATTTTTAGGTATTAGTTCAGGTTCAGGCGCCGGTGGTGCAGGAGCAGCTGGTAGTGGTAGTTCAGTTAGAGCTGCATCTCCTGCTGGAACGTGGCAAGGTGGTGCTGGTGGTATTGGATTACAATGGGTAGATGGAAATTACTATGCTGGTGGTGGTGGAGGTGGAACACAAGAAGCTACAGATTTTCAAGGAGCTAATGGATTAACAACACTTCAATATGGATATTATCCTGGTCAAGGAGGTAGAGGTACACCTGGTAATGTTTACAACCTTGAATCAAATGGTGCTAGTGGTAGTGTTGTTGTAAGATATGTTGGTACTGGTTCTAAAGCAACTGGTGGTACTATATCTTATGATGTAGCAACTAATTACACATATCATTTCTTTTCACAAAGTGGAAACTTTACATTAAACGAAAATACATCTTCATTATTTACATCTGGTTTAGCTGGAGTAGGTGCACCAAATGCATTATTCTCTCCATCAGGAAGTTTAACTCCTATACCTAATACAGGTGGAGGTTCAGCAGCATCTTACTATAATCAAAATGGTGTTAGTGGAAGTAAGGGATTTGTAGCAATCAGATATGAAGGATTACCTTTAGCAGAAGGTGGTAATATTGTAATTACTGACCATTACACATATCATTTATTCTCATCAAGCGCTGATTTCTATGTAATTGGACAAGAAACAAATCCAAATATTAATCCTTGCCCTTAATAAAAAATTACTATATTTTTATATATAATTGTTAAATAACTAAATACAAAAACTATGAACGCAACAGAAGTATTAAAGAAGATTCTAACTACCTTAGCATTGATTAAGGAAGAAGTAGAATTTACATACGCAAAATTAGCTGATGGTACAATCTTAGAATCTCCAACATTTGATGTAGGCGAATCAGTAGAAGTTGTATCTGAAGATGGAACTAAGACTGCAGCACCAGACGGTGAGCACGAAGTAGTTCTTAAAGATTCTGAAGGAAACGAAGAAAGAATCAAAGTAATTACCAAAGATGGTAAAATTACTGAAAGAGAAAACGTGGAGTTAGAAGCTCCAGCAGAAGAAGAAGTTAAAATGGAATCAGAAGCCGGTGGTGACATGGGCGATGACGAGGAAGTTGATACTGAAGAAACTGCAGAACCAATCTCTGAAGATATGAAGAAGCATAACGAAATGAAGAAAATGGTAGAAGAAATGCAATATCGTATTGAAGAATTGGAAAAGAAATACAATCAGATGGAAACCGTTAAAGAAGGTGGAGCAGCTGATGAAGTTAAAACTCAACCTTTACCTGGTGATCCTGGTTACAAAGCTGATGAAAAGATGGCAGCGGTAGAACCTGATGAAGATGAGGATGAAGAACTTCCAAAATTGGATGGTGCACCAATTGATGAAAATGCACAAAAATCAAATATAAAATTAGGAAAGAATAGTATAAGTGCTAATCCACAAAATACTTTTTTATCTAAACTATATAAATAAATAATTAAAATCATTTAGCAATGAAAAAACAACAAAATTTTGCACAACCAGCAGTTACAACAACTTACGCTGGTGAATTCGCAGGAAAATACATTGCAGCGGCTTTATTATCAGCTAAAACATTGGACAACCAATACATTACAATTTTACCAAACGTAAAGTTTAAGAGTGTTATCCAATCAATTGCAGTTGATTCAATAATTAACGATGCATCATGTAATTTCACAACTTCTGGTACTGTAGCTCTTACTGAGAGAATCTTAGAACCAAAAGAACTTCAAGTTAACCTTGAATTATGTAAGCAAGAATTCGTAGATTCTTGGCAAGCACTACAATTAGGATATTCTGCATTCGATGAAAT